TACCATCTATAAATAAATCTTTAAACTCAAGAGAAGAAGTTCCTAAATCAATATCATTATCTGTAATAGGTACAATAGCACCATCTTGCACTCTAAACTGTTGTACAGAAGATGATGATACATTTACATAAAATTCTAAATGATTATTAGTAGAGTCAACTAATACTCTGTTTAAAGTGTTAGCATCTCTAATTGAAGTTACAGGTCCACCTTCACCCGCAGTTCCATCATGCGTGTGCCCTGTAGTTGCATTAAATGCAGCCAATACTTGGTTAAACTCATCATTAGAATGAGCTGCGGTTATAGTATCTCCTGTTGTGTAACTTGACTGTCTTGCCGAATAACCTGCCATTATCTTCTTCCTCCTGGGGTAAATTCTAATTGAAATCCTTTAATTGAAAATGAGTCTGCACTATTTTGGTCATCTATTTGTAATGCTACTGCGAATCCAGATCCCTCTACTGTTTGTCTTACTAATGGAACACCTGATGCATCATACAATGAATTACCATATTTAGCTGCTCCATATTGTCCAGCACCACCTACATTTGGTAGTGCAATCTTTGCTGGTTGTGGACTATTCTGATCATCATAATTATATCTAAGTGCTAAGTTTGCATCAATAGATGTACCTTCACCTTGATAGTTTAAATTAACTCTCTGCATATACTTTCTTACACCTGGATCTCCCATAACCATATCAGGTGATCTGTATACTGCTTGAATAGTATTATTTGCTGATCCTGCTGCAAATCTATTCCCTGATTCCATTTTATATAAGTGACCATCAAATCCACCAAAGACTTGTGTTTCAACTCCATCAATAAAATCAGAATCTGTACATGCAGGTTTTATACCAACCATATCTGCGTATTCAAATCCAATAGATCCTGTATTAGGATTATTTTTTAATACACCTATAATACCTTTTGATGATCCTTGTCCACCTGCGGTTGTTGGATAAAATATTCTATATTGTGATTTAGCTCTAATAATTATAGATGATATTCTATCTAATCCTATTTCATCAATTCTAGACTGTATCTGTCTAGATATAGATCCAAGTTCAACGTCACCAATTCTAGCTGTACCAGCGATAGTTCTTAATCCATCTGGTGCTAAGAATATAACATCTCCACCAATCTCTTGTATACTACCACCATCTCTACAACCTATATTTCTTGTAACTTCTTGTACTGCAAAATTACTAGATGATGTACCTGTTAATTTATATATTCTATCTTGACAGAATATAATTAATTCATTTCTAAATACTTTTAATCCTACAACTGTTGAGTCAACTCTAAATGATCCTGCACCACTAGCTGATGTAAAATTATCTTCTGCAAATGGCACACTAAATATAACTTCTTCTGGATTACTTGCACCAGCATAGAACATATGGTTTTGAAATGCTTTTACAAACTTTGGATTGCTTGGAGCTGTACCGCCACCTGTTGCATTTACTACATCTACTGCAAAACTAGAATTAATTATTTGTGCAGGTGAGTGTCCAGTTGCAATAACTATTTTTTCAGTCCCACTAAAATTAAATTTTTCAAAGTCATATGCTCTAGTAGATGTTCCTAAACCTGTAGTTAATGTTGTAAAACTACCAGATGTAGTTCCTCTGTGTATATCACCACCTCTTGCAACTATTACTTGCCCATTAAATATTATAGAGCAATCTACTACTAGACTACTATTACTAGATCCTTGAGGGATTTGTGTTGTATTATATAATGCTGTACCACTAACACGTCTATATCCACCTTTAATATCAGGCTCAAAGTTTTGTAATAATAATGCCTCACCAGGTCGCATTGAAAATACATCTTTATTCAATGTCAATCCCCCAGCACAACTTACTACAAAAGGTGATATTAAATCTGTAGTTGGCATTTATTATACTTTGGTTAAAGAATTTGGTAATTTTGATAACTTTCTATTTTTAAAAAAATCTATTACTTCTTGAACATTTTTTGGATCACGATCAAGACTCATTTTAAATACTTTTACAGCATCCTCATAAGAAAGATCCTTTGGTATTTCTGCAGTTTGTAGACCATTATTTTTTTGCTTTTCTTTTTTATCTTCTTGATAAGATATATTATCTATAGCTCTTTCTTTTTTTTCTGTTTTCACTACATACCCCCTATTAGATCTTCATCTTCTTTTTCTCTTTTTATAGATAAATTTTGTAATCTTTCTGTTTCTTTGTTTGTTAAAGGCCCAAAGATATCTCTTTTAGATTCTTTTATTTTTAATATTTCAAAATCTTTTTTTTCTTTTTTTAATAAATTATCTTCAGATGGTTGATTATTTAAACCATTATTGAGCATTCGTGCTGCTTTTCTTTCAGCATATCTCATATTATCCTCTGGTTCTTTAGGTTTATTTATAGAATAATTTACAGCCATTATAATTGATTTAAAAATGCCTCTACTTCTTGTTTTGTTGCTGGATCTTTTTTATCACCTGCAGCTTTAAAAGCAGGATCATCTAAAACTTCATTTACATCAACAGATTCACCCATTCTTTTAGCTATTTTATCTTTTGTTTTTAAAGCTGATTTTTGTTTTTTAGTTAATCCAACTATCAACATTTCATCTTGTTTTTTAAATTTATCAGTTCCATATGTTAAATTATCTATGGCTGTTTTTTCTCTTTCTATATTTCTTTCTTTTTTAATACTCATTAGTTAACTCTACCTCCAATATTAGTTGCTACACTTTCTGTGATAGAATCACTACGCATATAATCATTCTTAGTAGCATAGTCTACTTTTAATAATCTAAGTTTTCTTTGAAAATCTCTATCGGCTAATTGTGCATGTTGTGGATCTGATCTTAACATGTAAGTATAATATTTAGCTCTATCTACAATTAAAGGTCTAAATCTATCTGGCAAAGACATGTTATCACCATGTGCAGATAAATCAGTGTGTGTTTTATAATAATTATAACTTACTTGAAAATCACTTTTGTTTGGTCTTGGACTTACTCCAAAAGCAGTATAACTTGGTAGTATATACATTCTTAATGGGTCACCATAATTACCACTTCTATTTCTATCATCTTGTGCTTTATAATTTTGTAAGTAATGGTCGTATGATATAAAAGTTAATTTTCTATTTAGTATTTCACTTCTAGAGCATCTAACATAATCTACGTCTAATTGTACACCATCTGCTTCTACATATATAAATGAGTTCTGTGCTGTAGCTGTAAATACAGTATTAAGTATTTTACCTTCTCTAAAGTCAGTAACAGCTACTGTCTTACTTAAATTTTGTGTTCCACCTGCTGTTGTGCCAACTCTAACAATTAAAGCACTTGTAGAACTATTAGGACTTAAAACTCTAATCTGTAAATTATATTGTTTGTTTACTACAGTTTCTACAGATTGATATGCAGCTGCATCATTTAAATTTAATCTACCATTACCACTTGTTGTATGTGATGGTGATCCATCTCCAGTTGTCCAGTTATTTATATTAGATGTAAACTCACCATTAGTAACTAATTCTCTAGGTCCCATTGTAAATGAGTCTATATCTACTTTTCTCAAGTCAGCTGGTAAATCATATTCATTATCACCAACTATTAAATTCTGTGTTGTTCTTTCGTATAACAAAGGTATCTCACCCCCTTCATTATAAATATCATGTATGCCTTTATTAATAAAATCTTTTACGGCAGTTTGTATACCTCTACTAGAGCTAAACGTACTAGAAGTTAATTCTGTTTCGTTTAATTCTCTAAGTACGCTATTTGTCAGTGTTAAGTAAGTTGTTGCCATCCTGTAATAACTCTAATATTTTATCAAGTTTTTTTTCTTGATTATTAATTCTGTTTTCTAGTTTACTTATTTTAATAATAGTACTTGCATCTGCACCACCTAAAAAAGTAATTTTTTGTCCCGTACTAGATACTTTATTTTTGTAACTTACTGTTTTTTTAGTTAAATCAAATGTAGTCATATATCCTTTTATTACGGGGTTTTAATTAAGGGGGATAAAATTACCCCCCTTAAGTTATATATTAGTTGTGGTCTGTAGTATCAATTGCTGATATGTCACAAAGAACTGCAAACACTCTAACTTTACCAGCAGTGTCTTGTGCACCAGCTGTTAAAATATCGATAGTGTCTGCTTCTTTTACAACCAACATAGCCGCTGCATCTGTAGCGTCCATTGGTGCAAAACCAGTTCCTGTAGCATCGTAAGCATCAACAAAAGCATCAGGGTCATGGTGACCAGCTGTACTTCCAGTGATACCTAAATCAAAAGTTACTGAGCTAGAAGAAGCTGTTAAAACTTCTAAACCAGCTGCCATAACTAATGTTCCCGCAGGTACATCAATCGCTTGAATAATGTCTCCAGCTGCAGGGTCAAATGCTGACATGTCAATTGTATTTTCAACCATGTAAGGTGTTCTACCATTAGCAGGATGCCCAGTAGTTCCACCTGCTCCAGTTTTATCAAAAGTAGCCATATGTCTCTATTATCCTCCTAAGTATTAACCTATTGTAATAACGCCTCTTTGGACTGCTTCACTTCTAAGGATTTTTCTTCCAAATACGTGTAGTCCTCTGACAACGTCTGCGAATGAATCAGGGTCTCTGATTAATTCAGTTTTTGCTATATGATTGACAGTTGCAACTCCTGACATATGTCCATATAAGAACACATGCTCATTTGATCCTGAAGAACCAAATGTGTGGTTTGTTGCATTTCCGCTTGATACAGCGATAGCATTTGATTGGTACATGTTAAAACCAAATAATGGTCTGTCTGTAACCATACCATTTCTGATTTGTGATGAACCACCATCAGCCATTACTGATTGGTCAGAAAGTTTAGCACCTGCTTTTCTTAGTTGTTCAAAGAATTCAGGTGATGAAACTAACCATCTATTTTCTTCTGGCACATCATTTCTATCCAAGTTCTTTTTAGCAGTTGATACTAAATTTGCTAAAGTATCATCCGCTGCAT